TAATAAGATAATTAATTAACTGCTTATCTTTGTTATCTAAGGCATTTTTTTCTACGCCAAAAGATACTCTTGCAGAATTAACAACAGTTATGTCTTCACCCATAGACTGGACTAGTTCTATGCTTCCAATCTTGTCATCATAAAGATAATTTATATTTTTCATTTGTAACCTTTAAATCAATAATATAGATTATATGACAAATATAAATAATTTACACAAAAGTTAAAACATAATTTAATTAAACAATATCATCATCTAATCCGCAGTAAAGTTTTTCTGCCCAAGGGATGACATCCCACTTTTTAGCTGAAATGTTGTGGTGTCCTACAATACTATATTTTGAAGCTTCACCTACAGACATAACATCTAGACTCTCACACACAGGTTTATCTTCAAGGCCTGATGCTTCTCTTAAAGATTGCAAAAACTGTCTGGAAACTTCTGCAAAATCATCACCAATCATAACTAGCTTTCTTCCTCTAACTCTAGCGTCAGGAATTTTGCAAACTTGAAGCTGTGAATCTGGGTACCAATTTTTTGTTTTTTCCCAGTACTTTTCGTCTGGATGCATGCAAATATCAATACCGATAGAATGCTTATTGAATTTACCTGCGTGGTATGCTACCAATCCTGTGTCTAGACATTGCAATATTTCGTATTCGCCTGTCTTGTGATTTCTACCTATTAAAAAATGTGATGATACATGTCTTCCCCTTGCAAGATTAAATACATTATAGCAGTGTCTTGTATTGAGTCCTCCCCAGTGAACGCATATAGAACTTGGATCTGTCTTTCTCTTATACCAGTTTTTTGTTCCATCATCAAGTTCATATAAAGGAAGTGACCAATCAATCTCTAAAGGCGAATCAATAGGGACTACTTTTCCCATATGCATTATTATTGGCATACCATAATAATTTCTTACAGCTTTATGTGTGTTAGGACCATAAACACCATCAGCTTTAACTCCAACTTCTTGTTGAAGTGATATAACATATTCTCTGTCTTTATTTAACGTACTAAATTGTTCCATTTTCTATAAACCTTTTTATATTTCTTCTAAGTTGGGATAATGTTGGCTAACTATATCTTTAACTTCTTGATCTGCATTTTTGTAATATCTTGCCATTTCTTCTTTGGACATTATATCACCATCTTGCCACTCACCGTTTTCGTCTAAACAAGAAACAAAGCTGCCTGCTTTTTCTATGACTTGACGAGTCTTATAGAGTTTAAATTTTTCTCTGCTTCCTTTGTCAAAAACGCCAGAATCTTCTAGCTCAAATATTTTTAACGAAATACCAGTAGAGTCTTCTACAAATTTTTCTTTATTAAAATTTCCGTCGGCATCGATGCCTAATGATGTGTGGTCAAAAGAAGGCATGCCACTATCATCAAAAGTCAAAGCTTCATCAAATATTTTTTGTCTTCTTTTTTCCTGTGCATCTACTTTTTTCTTTGTTGCAAGCAGATCTAGATATTTCTCCATTGTAATCGGTTCGCGGCCGCGTTTTATATTGTCATCATTAATAAGTTTAAAATAATCGTAATCTTCTCTTGACAAAACATGACCATCATATGAGACCTCGTGACCGCCGGCTTTATCTGATAACCAGTCTCTTATTTTTCTTTTATTTCGTGAAGAAATTCCTCTATAAATGTCTTCAATAGGCTTTTTTTCAAGTTCTTTTGCAAGATCATCTTCAACGCTCTGTAAATTACTATTGTCTAAAATTTGTTTAATTTTTGGATTTCTTAACGATTCTTGCTCAACTGCGTCCATTATTGTTTCTGCTTGAGCTTTAGGCTCAGGAGGTAATTCTTTTTTCTTAGATAGCTCGTTACCAAATATAGCTAAAATACTTAAGATTCCAGCTTGCAATCCAGCCTCTAAAGTAGTTTTAGGTAAAAAATCATTTAAAGATATTTCATTTAAGTCGTGACTAGATTCGTTATAAAGTACTTCTCTTATATAGTTTTCAAGTAATACGTCGTTCATATTGCAACCTTTTATAATATAAATTATATATTACTTTATTATCTAGTATTTTATTCTAAGGAAAAATTAACCGTGACTTTTCCTTTGAGCGTAGGCACTCTTAATTGTTGAACTATATTGTGCTCTTTAGCTTCTTCAGCTTCTAAAAACCAGTCTGCGTGACCTTTGTCATGAATGAGATTTAAAAAATAGTCATCTGGCTTTCCGCAATTTCTCGCCATCATTGTATATAGTTTTTTATTAAGTCTGTCAGATTCTCTTGCATCAGCTTTTAATTCTTCTACTTTTCCAAATGCCATTGTAGAGACATCATGAATCATAAGGACTGCATCTTTATCCATAAATCTTAAGCCTTCTTCACCAAAAGATGCAAACAGCGCGCCACAAGACATTGCTTTTCCTTTAATGATTGTAGCAATTGGCAAGCTTGAGGATTTAACTGTGCCAATCATTGACAAGAGAGAATAAGCTTCACCGCCGTAAGAATCTATAACTACAGGAATTACTTTTTGTCCTGTGTTTTGTGCTGCGCTTACTAATGTTGCAAATTCATTTGCAGTCTCTTCGTCAAACTTATTTACAGTAATAACTACAGGATCACTTCGAAGCTCTACTTCTTTAATTAGAGGAGATACGTCTGCAATAAAATTAATCATAAATAACCTTTCTTTTGTTTTTATTATTATATTAAAGATTTAAGAATTTTACATATCTCTTAAATCATCAATTGTAATTGCTCCAGACTTTCGCATTATTTCTTTATCACCGTCTAAAACAACAAACGTAGGAACAGCCATTATTTGATAATTTGCTGCTAATTCCATATCTTCTGTAATATCAATGATTTTTAAGTTGAGTTCATCTCTAATGCTTTCACTAAACATTGTTTTCATTTGTTTACAAGGCATGCACCAAGGTGCACTAAAAAATAGTATTTCTTTGTTCATGATTTTCTTTCTTTAACTTACTAGTTCCCAACCCCAACTATCACCGCTCATACCATCAGCGTTATAGTCTGTAACAGTTCCTTCGAAGAAGTTTTTAAAGCTATCTCCGTTAATAATCCAGTCTAACCAGTCTAGTGGATTAGTTTTGACTTTAAAGTTAGGTTTTAAACCTAATTGAATTAAACGGCGATCAGCAAGATATCTAATATATTGCTTGACCTCTTCTTTGTCTAGACCTTCAATATGACCCATTTCGTATGCTAAGTCAATGACTTTATCTTCTAGCTTCACAGCACGACGATACATTTTATAAATTGACTTCTTGAATTCATCATTTACAATTCGAGGATGTTCTTTGACATATTCTCTAAACAACTGCGTCATACCTTGCACGTGCATTGTCTCGTCTCTAATGCTCCATTCAACAATTTCGCACATACCTTTCATTTTACCAAATCTTTGGTAATTAAGAAGCATAACAAATGCTGAAAATAGACTCATTCCTTCGTTGCAAGCAGATTGAGCAAGTGCTAGGCCAAGACCTTTTTTAGTACTTACATCGTTCTGCTGCATAAATTCAATCTTGTCACTCATTTCTTTGAATTCTAAAAATGCGCTATATTCTTCTTCAGGCAACCCAAGCGTATCATTAAGCAGAGCATAGCTACGCTGATGTGTGCCTTCACGATTCGCAAAGCTTAATAGCATACTCCTGATTTCATTGTTTTTAAATTTAGGAATAAACAGATCACAATAGTTACCACCTACCTGTACATCGCTTTGTGTAAACAAACGAAGTATTTGTGTTATATGATTTTTTTCTTCCTTAGAAATCTTGCCACCTTTCCACTGATTGACATCTTCAGCAAGCTTTGCTTCCCAACTGCCCCAGTGAATTTTTTCGTGGCTTTCTGCGATTTCCATTGCCCATGCATATTTAAAGGGCTTGTATGTTGTATTATATTTAAGTAATGACATTGTTTAACCTTTGTTAAATCCTTGTATAATATAATTATCCTTGACAGCTTAAACATTCATCAGGATCTGCAAAGTCTTGTAGTTTATTCTGTTCTACTTTTTGACTTACTTTTTCTGCTGAAGCGCCTGAATTTGTCCTAAGATAATATAATCCTTTTAGTTTCTTTTTCCATGCTCTAATATGTACTGCGTTAACTACTGCTTTGTCTGTTCCAGCAGGAAAGAACAGATTAACACTTTGTCCTTGACAAATAAACTCTTGCCTATCACCTGCATGATCAACAATCCATCTTTGATCTAGTTCAAATGCCGTCTTAAATACTTGTTTATGCCAATCTGACATGTATTCTAAATGCTGCACAGAGCCTTCTGCAAGTATTATAGATTTCCATTGCTCTTTTAGCCACTCTTTTATGTTTTTGACTTTTAATTCTTTACAATATCGGTCTAAAACTTTTTCCAAATGAGGATTCTTGACAAGATAAGAACCAACTCTTGTGCGGTGCGTATAAGCATTTGATTTCCACGGTTCTATTGAAGGTGAAGTACCTGCAATAATTGAAGAATTTGCGTTAGGCGCTATTGCTAACAGGTGTGCATTTCTAACGCCATACCCAACACCATCAGGGCACTCACCTTTTAATTTAGCCAATTCTATTGTTTTCTGTTTTGCCTTTTCTTTAATATTCATAAATATACCTTTGTTTGCTGCAATTGCAATACTGGATTCAAACGGTATATTCTTTTTTTGCAGATATGCATGAAATCCCATAGCACCTAGCCCAAGACTTCTTTCAGCCTTGGCAGATTTAATTGCTCTGTCTAAAGAAGAAGGTGCGTTTTTAACAAAGTAAGTAATTACATTATCAAGATATTCAATTAAATCTGCAACAATGGTAGAATCCTGCCATTCGTCGTATTTTTCTACATTAAGTGAGCTCAAACAACAAACAGCACTTCGATCAGGAGATGTTGCCAAATGAATTTCGTTACAAAGGTTTGATCCGTGAACTTTAAGTCCTAAGTCTTTTTGGAACTGTGGCAAATGTTTATTTGCCTCATCAATAAAGTTGACGTATGGTTCACCGGTTCTAAATCTTACCTGTAGTATTCTTTGCCAAAGTTGTCTAGCATCAACTGTGTCTCTAACAGTATTTTCATTTGGATCTTTTAATTCCCATTTTTCACCTTTGACTACAGCTTCCATAAACTTGTCTGTTACATTGACAGCATTATTTAAATTAAAGCATTTGCGATTAACGTCGCCGCCAGTTGGAACTCTAATGTTTAGAAATTCTACAATGTCTGGGTGTGAAATATTCATATAGGCAGCATAAGAACCTTTTCTAGTTTTACCTTGTCGATAAGCAGTCATATCGCTATCAATTGTTTTTAGAAAAGGTACAGGACCCGGGGATATAGTGCTATTAGATCTTACGTCACTCCAGTGACCACCTACTCCGCCACCTTTAACTGACATCCATCTTAACTCGTCTGAATGTGAAATTAGCCCCTCAAGAGAATCATCAACGTATGTTAAAAAACAAGATATAGGTAGACCTCGTGTTGTTTCGCTAGGTTGTGGCGCATTCGATAAAATCGGAGAACTAAACATAAACCAACCTTTAGATGCGTAGTCATAAATTCTCTGAGCTAAATTTAAACAATTATCAGAAAATGCTACAGCAGCTCTTGCAAAGCTTTCTTGCGGTGATTCTTCACCTTCACACATATAGTAATCACGCAACAAATTTTTTGAAAAGTCTGTAAGCAAGTTATCTCTATCTAAGTCTATAGTAATACCATAGCATTCTTTTTTCATAAATATTCCTTTTATCTAATCTGAACTACCAATCTTCCCATGCTTTCTTTGAGAAGATTCGGTAATATTTAAATATTCGTCTTCGTCTACAATAGAGAATTGATTATCGCATTTAACTACAACAACCTGAACAGGTAATTTTATGTTTGCGTCTAATATAAATTCTTCTGATCCTACGTTAATTAAATTGACAAAAACTTCATCTGTATACCCACTATCAATAACACCTGCTCTAACCTTAAGGGGTGTCTTTGCAATAGAGCCTCTTTCTTGAACTAATGCAACATATCCTTTTGGAATTTGCATCTTAATGCCTGTGCCTATTAGGGTCTTATTGTTTTTAGGTAAAACTGATTGTGGTAAAATTGTCAGCTTGACGCCTGCATTGAAAAGATCAAGACCTGCACTCTCTCCATTATATGCAGGAGCATAATCTTTTACATCAATATTATTTACTTTTAGTGCAAACTTTAAATTTTCAGTTAAACAAATGTTAATCATCTTTTCTATTTACCTCTTTCCACTTTGCTCTTAATTTTTCTTTCATTGTATTGTTATCTTGTGCTACTGCTTCATTCAAAGACATTTCAGTATCGTCAAGAATTTCAAACTTTGATTTAGCAGTATCTATATTGATTGGAAATAGCAATCCATCTCTACCCGCACGATTCTTAGCAACAAAAATCCGACCACCACCTGTAGATTTTTCCATTGGTTTTCGACTAATTGAAAGTACTACGTCAGCAACTTGTGCTTTACCGTAAGATTCGCCTAAGTTTTCTAGACCTACAACATCAGCTTTTGAAGAATCTTTATTAGCTTGTGAAGCTGTCCAAATAGGAATATTAAGTTCCACAGCAAGATTTCTTAATTCTGTATAAATTAATTTTAACTCATGCCTCAGCGAATCGTAAGCTTTTGATGATTTCATGACATCAGCATAGTCAACAGTAACCAAGCTTGGCTTGAAACCTTTCAATGTAAGCTTTTCAATATGATTACGTAAAGTCATGACCGATGCTGAACCTGTTGGGTATTCTTTAATAATAAGCTTGCCTAGTTCCATTTTCTTGTATTTGTCAATAACTTCTTGTTTTCTTTCAATAATTTCGTTTGAAGGAATATCACACAAATTAGAGTCGTATCTTTTGCCTGTATCGTGCTCTGACAATTCAAAAGTATAGTGAATTACGTTTTTACCAGCACGCATAGCTGAACATCCCATTGCTACTAAGAAGTGAGATTTACCTACGCCTGTATTGGCAGCAATTACACCTAACTCACCTCTACCCAAACCACCTCTAAGAATATCTTGAGAGTCAATTTTATCTAAACCTGTTGGGCAAACTTGTCTATTAATTTGTACAAATCGAGCTTCAATATCATCGAAAAAGTTGTGTCCTGCTGTATTCGGCATACCTACAGAAATAGCTTCTTTCATAATGTTTAATACAGACTCATACTTTTCAGTTTGTATTAATTCAACACTTTGCTCTAAAGCATCACGAAATGCCTGACGTTTGCAAAATTCAAGTGACTTATCTTTTACGTATTGTAAATCACCCATATCAGGGTTTGTCTTCATTCGATGAAGGTACTCTATAATTTGGTCTCTCAAAACGTGATCTTTAGATTTAGATAAATCTTCTTTAATAATCGTAATAAGAATTGTAAGCGTTGGAAATGTTTTGTATTTATTATAATAAGAAAAATATCTTTCGCAAAGAAAAGAAAGATATTTTAGATCAAAGTATTCTGGACTCATGACTTCAATCATTTGAGCAGACCAGTTAATATCTGTAAGCATACTTTGAAATACTTTTTCTTGGAATGGCTTGCCAAATTTAGAAAAGTTTTTGTTTTGACTCATTAAATATTATTCCTTAGAGATGATTTAAGCGCAATTAAAAATGTGTGAATATTAAAAAAGTTTAAGCCTTCACGATTCATTATTTTAAGCAACTTCATTTTATTAATGCTTGACTCTTTGTTGTCGTATTGATAATTGATTTTTTTAATTTGATCAGCGCTTAACATGGCTGAGTCTAAGTACATTAATTTCCAGTTTTTTTGTAATAGTGATTTATTGTTTATTATATTATTAAAAAGTTTTATTTTACACTTTAAATTAACTTTTTTGTTTGATTCATTAATTACATCCTCTATTGTCGTTTCTTTTTGCTGCGTTAATTCTGGAAATCGTTTGACCATGGTTTTAATGCCAGCTCCTTTTATTCCTTTGATACCGTCGCTAGTGTCTCCCGCAAAGCATCTAGCTAAACAAAAGTTATGAGCTGGCACGTTCCATTTGTCTAATACATATTTTTCATCGATTAATTGTTTCTTGTTAGGAGACCAAATTTTTGTATTTTTGTCTAAAAGTTGGTAATAGTCTTTATCAGATGTAACAATTATTTTTTCATGGTCAACATTTTTTGTTTTAGTTAAGTAAGCAATGACATCATCAGCTTCACAATCGCCGACGTAAATCTGCGTTACAGGAGTTTCATATAGTATTTCTATCAAAATCTTGAGTTGATTATCTCTATTTTCTGAAGTGTCTGGTATATCGCTATAATAAGAGCTTCTATTAAGCTTTACTGGTCGCCTACCTTCTTTATAATTTGGATCAATACTACGTCGTCTTGAAGATCCTCCGCCTTCCCATGCAACTACAATTTTTTGCGGATTAAACTTGGCTGATAAATGTTCTATGTTACGCAAAAACCCAACAATACCTCCGCACAGATTGCCGTTAAGAGATTTTGTTGGGTTTGCTGCAAAGTGTCTCATAAAAACATTCAAGCCGTCAATATAGATAACTGGCTTGTCGTTCATAACATTCCTATTTTAACATTTCAAAAGCTTCAGCATGCTCTTCCATTATTTGATCATGAACAGCTTTGATATCCGTATAACTTTCAGTATCAATTTTAGGATCTTCTGTTTCGTTTTTACGAATCATAGCACTTTCAAGAAGCATATTAACATATTGACTAAACTCAGGATGAGAAACAATTTGATCAAAGTCTGCTTTGTAGAATTTCTTGTCAACAATAACCTCGCCTGTATCCAATGTTGATACTGATAAGTTTTTCCAAGCTCCTGTGCCTGATATTTCGATGTGATAGTTACCTATTTCTTCAGGCCCATGTTTTCTTAACAAGTCAAACATTTGCTCATGCTCTTTAATGCCTTTACCAAAGTGTATTTCAAAGTTACATGTTCTAAAAGGAGCTGATACTTTGTTTTTAATTGTCTTTGCAGAAACGTTAATACCAATTGGTTCTTTATCCTTATTGACAATTTGAGAACCTGCGCCTAACTTAATTCTTACAGAGCTGTGAAATGGTATTGCCATACCGCCAGGAGTTGTTGTAGGATCACCATACATTACTCCGACTTTTGTTCTAATTTGGTTTAAACAAACCATAAGAACTTTTTCGTTAGCAATAACACCTGTAATCTTTCTCATTCCTTTTGAAATAGCTCTTGCTTGAAGGCCGATACTTTCCTTGTCATAATCACCAATAAGTTCAGCTTTAGGACTAGTAGCAGCAACAGAATCCCATATAATAGTAACAGGAACGTCTTTATCCATCGCTTTGGCTTTAATAATAGTAGACTCTGCAATAGAAAGTACTTCTTCAGTGCAGTGTGTATCTACGTAAACAAATCTCTTTGTTATGTCAACGCCTAGCATTCTAAGATTTTCAACTGAAGTTGCATTTTCTGTGTCTATGTAAACAACTATGCCACCCATCTTTTGTGTAGATCTAGCTATTTGTGTTGCAATATGCGATTTACCAATAGATGGCGGGCCAAATATTTCTACAATGCGCCCTTCTGGAAGCCCGCCATCTTTCTGGTTTGATATAATATAGTCTAACTGTTTAGAACCAGTACTAATCCATCTTTTGACATGTGTAGGAGATTCATCTGTACTTAAGTTATAAGCTACACGAGAACCTCTTTCTTTGTTTAAAGACTTAATCAAGTCAGAAGTAAAATCATCTAACTCTTCTTTTTTTTTAGATTTTGCCATTATTAAAAATAACTTTCTTTATTATAGTGAGTCCAAATCAGCAAATGCATCGTCTAAGCTTTTGTACTTACCACTAATTGCATCAGGAGAATTAGAGTCTACTTGTGTTGTTTTTTCCGAAGTACCACCACGTGTTGTCTCGCTAGAATTGTCTTCGTCTGCATTCAGCCATTCATTAACAATTCTTTCTAAATCTTCGTAAGTCTTAAGCTCAAATAAATTATTAACGTCTGGAATGTTATCAAGCCATTGCTTTGATTTAGAAGAATCTTCTGATAAAGGTGAATCCTTGCCACGTGGTCTTACATCAGTAGTTGCCCATTGCTGGCCTGGATTCTTTTGACAATTAACACGAACATCACGACCTTCGTGAGGATCTGTAATGTCGCCGTAGTCTTCGTCAAGCATGTAGTTTAACAGCGTTTGGTAAACTGTCTTACCAAATGCCCAAAGTCGCACACCTTTTTCTTCTTCACCACGAACAACAACTGGAGCATAACAGCGCATCTTAGGGTATAACTTTTTTGCTAGATCATATGATTCTTTTGAACCTTCGTCGCGTAGTTTTGTAATAAGCTCTTGAATAGGATCAGGCTTGTCAAATTGATAAGGTGCTAAAAGCCCAGGATTATTGCCAATGTTGTAATAGAACATTAGCTCTTTAAATGGTTGACCGTCATTATTTGGGTATGCCATAAGACGAACAGTAGTCTCAGCACCTTCTTCAGGACGCCACATAGTGTTTTTCTTTGAATTTTGTCCGCTTAGTTGTCCAAGTTTCTTGCGAATTGCTGCTAGGTCGATAGCCATATTATTGAATACCTTTCGTAGTATTTGTTTAAATTTTTAATTGGTTATTTGTTATTTGTTATTTTTTTAATTTGTTTTGATCACCAATTGTGATACCATTATATT